ATGATCTGGGGTATCAAATTCAGGATCGGGGTATCGATGCTAACCGACGCTCAGGCACGAAAGGCGGCGCCGAAGGAAAAGCCATACAAGATGGCCGATTCTGGCGGCCTCTATCTCTATGTCGCACCGACAGGCCTGCGGTCGTGGCGCATGAAGTTCCGCTTCCAGGGGCAGGAGAAGCTGCTGACCTTCGGGCCCTACCCCGACGTGTCCCTGTCGGAGGCGCGGCAAAAGCGTGACGACGCCCGGCGGCAAATCCGCGAGCATGTCGACCCGTCGGGCGCCAGGGCGAAAGCCAAGGCTGTGAAAGAAGCCGAGCGGCTGGAGCGCGCGGGCAAGCTATCGTTCGAGGAGGTCGCCCGCGCGTGGCATGAACTGCAGGCTCCGCGATGGGCACCAGTGCATGCCGATGACGTGATCAACAGCCTCGCCCGCGACGTCTTTCCCCACCTGGGCGAACTCGCGCTGGATGAGATCGATGCGCCGACGGTGCTGGGGACGCTGCGGAAGGTGGAGGGCCGCGGATCGATCGAGACCGCGCGACGCCTGCGGCAGCGCATATCGTCGGTCTTCTGCTATGCCATATCGGAGGGCATCGCCAAGGATGATCCCGCTGCGATCGTGACGAAGGCACTCAAGCCCCTGCCCAAGAAAGGCAAGCAGCCCGCGCTGACCGACCTCGCGGATCTTCGCGGCGTTCTGGTCGCGGCAGAGGCATCAGGCGCGTCGCCAGTCACGAAACTGGCCTCCCGCCTGCTCGCGCTGACCGCCGTGCGTCCAGCCGTCGTGCGGGGCGTGTCGTGGGAAGAATTTGAGGGAATCGACTGGACCGGCGATGCGGTTGGGCCGGGCCTGCCGATCTGGCGCGTGCCAGCCGCCCGGATGAAGCTGATCCTTGATCGCAAAGATGAGGAGAGCTTCGAGCACATCGTGCCCCTTCCCTGGCAGGCCGTCGATATCCTGCGAGAGGTGCGCCGTCTGACCGGTCGCGGAAAGCTTGTGTTCCCAGGCCAACGGCATGCGCATCGCCCGCTGAGCGAGAACGCGATCGGCTATCTCTATAACCGTGTCGGCTATCATGGCAGGCATGTGCCGCACGGCTGGCGAGCATCGTTCAGTACGATCATGAACGAGCGGCACCGGCCCGACCGATCCATCATTGACCTGATGTTGGCGCACGTCCCGACGAACAAGGTGGAGGCAGCATATAATCGAGCGCAGCACATGCCGCGCCGTCGTGAGCTAGCGCAAGAGTGGGCAGATTTGCTTATGGATGGGATGGCTCCGGCCGGCTCACTGCTGGATGGCCCGCGCCGGTGATGATATGGTCCCTTGGAATTCCAAGGGACCGCCATGCCGCTGGACGACTGGGAACTATGGGCCGCCGCGCAGCAGGTCATCAAGCAGCACCGGGCAAAGGCTCCCGAGCATGTCGCCCAGCGGATCGGTGAATTGGCGGCGGCGGGCGATCTGGATGGCGCGCAGGCCTGGCAGGCTATTGCCGAGCGGATCGACCAGTTGATGGACTATCGGACAGGCCAGCCGCTCAGCCGGCAGTGATCACCGATGACCTTGCCATCTCCTTGTAAAATCGACATCAAATACAGAACTGAACTGAGGGCAGCATGAGCGAACTCTTGACTTTGACGCGCGCTGATATCGCGCATTCAATCTATCGGCACACAAGATTGCCGCGAGGGCACTGCCAGGGGATGGTCGACTCGATCCTTCTGCACATTGCCGATGCGTTGGCGGCTGGAGAGAACGTCAAGATTACCAACTTCGGCACCTTCATATTGCATGACAAGGGGGAACGCCTCGGTCGCAATCCGAAGAACGGGGTTGAGGTTTCGATTGCGCCACGCCGGGCGGTGACATTCCGGGCAAGCAGCGCGCTTCGTAACGCGGTCGCGTAGCTTGTGCTACAGTCTAATGCTCCGAGTGATCTACATCACGTTAACCATATTGTAGCTTGGTTATAGTCGCCCTAAAGGGACGGATATGCCAGACGGAGCATCAGATCTAATCGCCTACCTAATGGCGATCTTCATTGTCGGCATGGCTTTTCGTCACCTACGCAATCAGGACTGACGACGAGGGTCGGCCATGTCTTGGCTTTCGATACCCCGTGCGCTATCGAGCGCTGGCTCCTGGCGCACCTTATCGTCATCGCGGCGCGCGTCAGGGGCACGCTTGACCGCCCGGCCGAGCGCCTTCGCAGCGGTCACGACATAGCCCAACGCCTCGAACGCAAGTCCGACCTTGCCGAGTCCGCGCGTGATCTTGCCGAGGCTCATCCGCGAATATCCTTCCAGATCGCCACAGCCGCGACTGTCAGCAGCGTGAAGGGGATCAGCGCCCCGATGAATAGGCAGGCACCAATAAGCGCGCCGAGTTCGCTGTAGGTCATGGTCATGACTGCGGATCCTGTGCTGGAGGATTGGCCGGCGGCGCGTTGGCGAGGCTCTGGCCCATGCGATCAAGGCTCCGCTGCTGCCACCGCTCCTTGATAGCGTTGATGATGGCCATCAGGATCGCGGTCCATGCCGACGCCTCGCCCGCGCTGTTATCGCGGATCGCAAGGCCCATCAGCACCATGACGCCGATCGAGATGATGCCGAGCAGGACGATTTCGGAGAAGTGATCGTTGGGCGGGGTCATGCCTGCCCCCGATACATCTTCGCCTCGGCTTCACGCCGCCGTGTCAGGCCCGCCATGACTGCGCCATTGGCCTTGTTCCAGCGAGCGAACTGTGCCGCTGCGCCTGCATGGTCGCCCGCCTTGTGAAGCCGCAGCAGGGCGCTGTCCCGGAAGTTGCCGATCCCGACATTATAGGCCAGCGATACCATTGCATCGAACTGCGCCTGGCTGGTGGCCGCCGCGCCGATCAGCGCCGAAACGCTATCACCGAACGCCGCAATATCCTCGCCGAAGCGCTTGTCCGCCTGATCCTGTATCCATACCACGCCCTTGTAGATGCCGGGTCCGGTAGCCCCATAGCCGATGGTCCACGGGTCGCCGCCGGTTGCGGGATCGGGATATGCGGTCAGCTTGCAGCCCTCGAATGACTTGATGAGCGTCTGTCCGGCCGACGACACGTAGCGGCCAGTCTTCATGCCCAGCCTTGCGGCAATGGTGTTAAGGGTTACCGGGCCGAGAACGCCGTCTGCCTTCACGCCGATGAAGGTTTGGATTTCTTTCAGAGACGCCATCACAAATCTCCTTGGGCCTGCGCCAGGCGATCCGCCGCGACGATCGCTTGCGCCTTCTGATTGATGATCCCCTTACTCTCCACGATCGCCGTCAGCTTCATCACTTCGGCTTCGGCCTTGGCGTGCTGTTTCTGGCAGTCCGCCAGCAGTCGTTCGACGGTATCGAGCCGCGCCGTGAGTGTCTCGATGCGCTGCTCAAGGCCTGCGATCAGCTTGGCCGCGCTGTCATCCAGTCGCTGCTCTCGCTTGTCGAGCCGCCCGGCGATCCATTCCGCGAACCATTTGACGGCGAAGAAGCCGCCGCCACCGCTCGCGCCCAGCGTTGCTACCGCGCCGATCTGCTCAAGATATTCAGAGGCCATCATGCGCTCCCTGTTGCCCACCCATTATGTGCCTCCTATTCATCGCACCGACCCAAGCGTTACGACGCGCGGGTTGCTGGCTTCTCAGCGGTTGCCAGCGATCCCGGCGCCTGATTAGCTATCGCGGCGAGGGCGTCGGGATCATGATTAGTAGAATTCATCGATCAACTCGGACGCGATGGCCTGGCCCCACGAAATATTGCAGTGCAAATTGTCGCCCGAGAGGAAGGCTCCCAGGGCGTTCATTTGCGCATATGTCCCCCAGTCGTCTTTGCCGTTGTACCAGGCATAACCGCCGGCCTTTGCCGCCGCGAAATCGGCGTCTCGGATGCTGGCCATTGACGTCGCATCGGTGGCGCCGTGCTGGTAAGGCGTGACCTTTATCCTGCTGATATCGGCCCAGCGGGCGGTGTAGGCGGCGAACAGATCAACGACGCCCGTGGTGTAGGATGCGAGTGTCTTGCCAGTTCGACTATCATTGGTTCCCAGCACGATCTGCACCGCCGCCAGATCGAACGGGAGCAGCGCCAGTGATGCAGTTACCCACGTCTTGATGGCCGTATAGTCGATCCCGTTCATCCCACGGTTTGCGTGGTTGCTGACGATGACGCCATTGTCGGCCTCGCCCCATGCTGCGAACCCGACGATCGCTACCGTTCCAGTGTTGGCCGTGGTGCGGATATTGAGGACGTGTGCGCCAGCGGCCAGACCAGTCAGATTGACTGCAGCCAGCGTGCCGGCGCTGTCCGCTGCGACCGCAACCCAGCTGCCACCGTCAAGTTGATACTCAAACGTCCCGCCGAACCGGCCATGCTGGATATGCAGTTTTGTCCCGATAAAATTGAGAGTTGCTGTCTCAGTCGTCCCGGCCGTTGATATGCACATGCCATCAGCGCCGACGCATAGCGGGGGAGCAACGCCGGACTTGTCGTTGGCATCGTAAAAGGTCCAACCCGCCGACCGCGTTAAGCTGTAGCCGGTGGTGTAATCTGTTGGGTTGGCAGTATCGATATTGATCCAGCCGTGTCCTGCCTTGCCGTGCCTGGCGTAAAGCTGCTCACGAAACGGTGTGGTCAGCCCCGGCCGCTGGTGAAGGCTGTCACCGGCCACCGCGATAGCTACCAATCCGCCACCGCCAACCGCGTGGATTTTGCCCAGCCCGAAACGCAGCTTGTAGTTGTATTGACCGCCGAAGAAGATCGGCAGGCCACTCGGCGTCCTGCTTTCGATTGCGGTCGTGCTCGCTTCTAGGCCTCCAATGCGCGCGCGAGCGGTCGCGACCTTGCTATCCAGGCCGCCAAGTCGATTGGCTATTCCGCCCGCGTAAGTAACCTCGACATTGACCCGGAAGCCCGTGCGATCGAGCGCGCCCGTCAGTGTATCACCGACCACAGCAGCCGCGTTGAAATCATACTGGCGCGTGTCTCCGGTCGCCGCTGTATAGGTGATATGGTTCGTGCCGGAAACCTTGCCAAAAACGATGTAGGTGCCATCGGGCGGTGCGTAATCAGCCGGGATCGGACATGGCGCAACGCCGGGCGTCAATGTCGTGAGGCCAGCGACACTGGTAAAATCGGCCCACATCGCAAGGATTTTGCCCGCCGCATCCACATTATAGGCGCGATAGGTGCCAGCGCCAGAAGTCGGGAAGCGGATAAGCATCGTTGCGATCGGCAGGCCGCCTGGCGCTGGCTCCAATGGCCCTGCGACAAAACTCGAATTGTAAAAGCTGGTCCCACCAGCGCCGACAGCGCCGGTGACAACCGTCTGGTCCGCAGCATCGATCGCCCCCTGCGCCGCATCAATCTGCGCCTGAAATTCGGCAGGCGCTCGCCCCTGAGCAACGAAGCTAATCTGTAGCTGCTGACTGGTGGTGAGGTCTGGATCATCGAAAGACGCCTGCCAGCCGCTGGCGACCGAGATGTAATAACCGCCGCTGTCGCCCACAGCCGAAGTGTAATAGCCCTTGTCCGCGACGTAGAAGCCGAGACGTTCGCCCGGATTAAGCTCGAAATCGAACGTCAACGCGTTCAGGCCAGCCACGAACGGCACGTTCACGCTCCGCAGCGCGGTGTTGGTCGGATCGACGCGACTGAAGGCGCCAACCACCATCGTACCCGCGCCCGACGCTAGAAAACTACACTGCCATTCGGTAAGCGGGACGACAGGCGAACTCTCAAGAACGAAAGTCCGGTTCGCGGTTGCTGTCCCGGTGACCAGCGCCGCACTTTGCGGGCGGCCGATCGTCACCGTGACATCGCGATACAGGCCATCATCAACCTGCGCTGAAAGAGCAGCAACAGCGTCACGGGCGGTCTTATCAAAAGCGGACATATATTACCCCTCAGATCAGATTGACGATCGCCGCCGCGAGCGCTTCGTGGACTTGCAGATCAGCCGGAAAATGCGTGTGGACATCGTCGGAGACGCGAGCCTTGGTGACGCCCGAAACCGTGGTGCCGGCGGTCAGGTCGAACCCGCTGCGCACGGTGTGGTGCATCCATGCGCTGACCAGATGCAGGTTACTGTCACCGGCCGTCTGAGCAGCCTTCACCGCGCTGTAGATCGCGGCCAGCGCCTGACGGCGTTCGGTCCAGCGGATTTCCGCCGGGTTGACGTAGCCCGGCGCGCTGGCCCAGCAGATGATTTTCGCGGACGGCCATGCGCGGCGGATTTCCGCCAGCATGACCGGATAATAGGCGACGACATCGGCAAGCCCGTCAGCCAGCGACAGATTCATGTCGTTCGACCAGAGGTTGAGCAGCACGACATCGATCGCCGGCAGCGCAAAGCGCGTGCGATAGTTGACCAGGTCGAAGCGATACCCGTCCGCCAGCCCGCCCGAAATTACTGGCGCCGCAGAACCTGAGGCTCCGTTATTCAAGAACGGGTTCGCGTTGAACCGGGCAGTGTAATCACCGGCCAGGTAAGCCGCCGTAGCCCCAGACCCGGCCGCGACAACGCTGGTCCACGCCGCACCTTGCCGTGTCCCGATATAATTCGCCAGCGACCATCCGCCGCGCCCCTCGGCCGTTTCCCCCGCGTCATTGGGCAGGGTGCCGTAATAATTGATATCGACGCCCCACGCGGCCAGCAGCGCCTTGAGGTTCGGGCTGAAATTGCCGTTGGAATGGCTGTCCCCGAAATAGGCGCAGTTGCGGGTGACGGGGCTGGCGAGAGGCACCGTCTTCTTGTGGACCGCTACGGTGCGGGTAAACGCAAGATGCGAGGCATCATCCGACCGCATCGTCAGCTTGAGATTGGAGCCAATGGCAGCGGGGTCCAGCCACAGCAGATCGCCAGCCCGACCCGTATCGAAATAGGGCGGCGCAGGCGCGGCGACGGCGGGGCTGTTGGTGATGTCGACCAGCGCCGGCAGGCTGCGCTTGTTGAGGCCGTTGCAGGCAAACAGCGGCAAAGGGCGATCCGACACCAGATAGATATCGTCCGCCATGAGCAGCGAGGCACCAGAGCCGCCCAATGGCGAGGGGTAGTCCGCGCGGCCGATCCAGAAGGCAGGCGACGCCCCGCAATGGAACTGGATGCCCGCGATCGTGACCAGCGAGGCGTTGGCGCTGTTGTCCGTGCCTACCGCCCATTTGACCCGACCAGTCTGGGTAATGCGCCCGGCATAGAAATATTCGCGCACCGTGTCGCTGATCTGGCGCCAGACGGTCGGCACCACGAACGAGGCCGAAGGCTCTGCATCATAGAGATAGAGGCGCGGCTGACCGAACTGGCCGGCAACCGACGTGTGCAGATAGAAGCGGGTGACGACATAGTCACCGATCTTGGGCGGTTCGGCGAAATAGTCGCCGGCCGATACGGTGCTGTTGGCGGGGCCGCGCAAGCCGCGCGTGAAACCCATGCCGACCAGATCGGTGTCGGTGATATCGACGCCGGCGAGGCCAGGATAGATGAACGGCGCATCGTCAATGAGCTTGCCATAGCGAAACTGGTTGGGGATCGCGCCGCCCGGCACATCACCGACGAACGGGCGGCCGCGATTGTCCACGATCTTGCCGTTGATCGTGACGGCAAGAATGACCTGTGTCGCATTGTCCACCAGCGGTTCGGCATTGCCGATGACGGTGCTGAGCGCGGACTGTGCAGCGGCCGCCTCGGTAGCGCCGCCCGCGACCGCCGTCAGATAGACGTCGATATCGAAGATATGGCGACGCACTTCTGCAGTGGCGCTGGCGACAAGCGGCGCGAAGACGCCGCCAGTGGCAGGCACGTAAAAGGTGCCATAGCCGTTCTGGCGATAGCGCAGCAGGCGAAATTCGGGGAAATAGAGCAGCCCCTGGTCGAGCACGGGCGGTGAGGCGAAGAGCACCGTGTGATCGACGTATTCGAACGGGGTTACCCATGCCGATGCAGATGCGTCCCACTGAAACCACTGGTCGGCTTCCACCACCTTGACCAGCAATCCATCATAACGCTCACCCAGGGGAATGCCGCCGTCGCGATCGGCGAAGGTGGGGACCGTGATCGGCGCGCGCACTGCGCGATCGACGGCTGCCTGTTCATCGGCGGTGAGGCCCGGCCCCGGCATGCCACGCGCGCGCGCCCGATAGACATTATGCGTCATTGCGCGTCACTCCCTTGTTCACGAAGATATTTCCGCCGATCGGGCGCAGAAGGACGACGTCGTCCACGATCACCGCCAGATCCCAGAAATAGCGGTCAGCCTCGCCGGCTTCGGGCTGGTTGAGCCCGGTCGACATGCCGGGGGGCACGGTGATGTTGGGCAGCAGCTTCAGCACGCGGTCGCCCGGCCGCGCGAACCCCTCCGCGATCTGCTCGGCAGTCGCCCAGTCGTCATAATATTCGCAGGCCGGGATATCGAGGCAGGGCGTTCCGGTGTGGCCCTCATAGAGCCGCCACTGCATCCGACAGATGGCTCCAGCCGGAAAGCTGCCGGCATAGGCATATTCGATCACCGGCCGCCACGCGTCGCCGCGTGTAGCCTCCAGGTCCAGACGGTCCATGCTTGCTCCGGATTAAGGGATGTCGGCGGCGTCGAGTCGCGCGACGATGTTGGCGATATCGGCGGCGGTGTATGTGCCGCCCAGTTGGGTGGCGTTGCCCGCATTCGTCGCCGTGTCGGCCGTGGTGGCGGTCGCCGCCGACGCGGCGGTCAACGTGCCGACCGTGACCGGCCCGAGGATCAGCCAGTCACTAAGCCCAAAGGCTGAGCGGTAGCGCACGCCCACCTGATAACTCGCGCCCGATGCGAGGCCGGTAAATTCCTTGCCGGTGCTGTCCGATCCGGCGGTGAACTGGTCCGCCCATGCGGTCGCGCCGTTGGGGCGATAGGCAAAGTCGATCGAGGTGGCGCTGGGGGATTCGCAGGCGCCCGCGATCACGATCGAGGGGACGTCACCCGCCCCGGCGCTCGCGGCCCAGCTGCCGGCGTCTGGCGTGTCCATCGTCGGCGTCGACGTGCTGTCAGTCACCGGCGCCGGCACGCCGACCTGTGACAGCGCCAGCGGATGCTTGTCCGGATCCTCGGTGCGCAGCGTCAGGGTGACGGTCGCGGTGGTGGGATCGAGCGCGCGCTTGATGATGATGACATCCTTGCCCGCGATCCAGCCGAACGACTTGGCGCCTTCGTCGATGTGCAGGCAGTCGCCGGGGAGGAAGCCGATCCAGCGCAGCTTGAGCGGCAGGACGATCGGGCTGGCCTCACGCGCATTGGCGATGTCATAGGCTGCCAGCTGCGCCGCCTGGTCCGGCGTCTCGCCCGCCTTGCACTGGACCATGGGATAGGTGACGGCCTTGGTCCGCTCGCGCCCGTCCTTGGCCAGATAGGCAGCAATCTGCACCGTCCCCGCCGGCACCTGCTCCCAGAAATGATCTTCGCTGGTATATTTGGGCGTGATCCCGTTGGGCCGGTCCCGCATCGTCTGACAGGTGGAGCTGGAGCCCTCACCGATCAGGTCATCTTCATAGATGGTGGCGATCGGCACGCGCGGAGCGTTGATGTAGCCCGACAGGATCGCGCCGTGGCGGATCGGCTCGCCGCCGCCCGCCTGGCACAGCGCCTTCATCACCTCCCATTTGTCATCCGCCGTGGTGACCCGGCCGCCCGACTTCCAGCCATTGGCGTCGGCGATATTCGCATTCTCGACAAAGGTCGCGACGTCGATCGCGTCGACGCTGAGGCCCGCGCCGCCGACGCGGATATTGTTCGGTCCCTGATGCCAGCCCAGGGCGAAGGTCAGAGCCTGTATCCAGCCATTCTCGCTATAGACCCATGTCGTCTGGTCATCGGCCCGGCAGGGGCCATCACCCCCCGGAAATGTGCTGTCCTGGCGCGGATCGTAGCAAAGCACCCATTCGCCCAGCCAGTTGAGCTGGGGCGTGCTGGTCAGCGTCTCGTCACCCTTGCCGTCAAACAGCAGGCTATTCATCACGGCGGCATAGCCGGATAGCTTCGAACTGCTGCCCCAGCCCGGCGGCGTGCCGACTCCGTTGGACAGCGCCATCGCCTCGGGGCAGGCGCCATATTGAACGTCCTGCCAGATGCGCGGCTGACCGCCGATGGTATAGTGACCAAACAGCCCGCCCGAGAAGCTGATCGGCTCCTTTTCCATATAGGTCTGGGTAATGGCATGGACCGGCCCACAGCCCGACAGGACGCTGACGATCGTGTCATAGGCGTTGTCGCGGCCGTGCTGCTTGCGATAGCGAATGTCACCGCTGGCGAGCGTGCGGCCGAACAGGATCGGGATCGGAGAATCCGGGTCGGCCGTCCAGGTCGTCTGCACCCCGCCGACGCTCGGCTTCTTCGCCGTCATGGCGCCGACGATGCTGGCCTCGAGCGCAACCGCCGTGGCGAAGGCCGACGCGGTCGCGGCCGACACGCCCAGCGCGCCGGCTAGCAGGGTCGAGCCGCCCCCGGTCGGGATGGCAGCGGCAATGGCGACGGCGAACGCCGCGACCTTCAGAGCCTTGGTCATGAGGTCAGGTTCTCCAGGCCGCGAGCAATTGCACGGGCTGCACGATCGCGGCGCCGTCCAGATCTTCCAGCCAGCACAGCACGCGGCCATTGTTGATGCAGATGCCGAAGCACGGGAATGGCGGCTCGCCCGGAATCTCGACGATATCGCCGATGATCCGCATGGCTGGCGTGATGCGGCGGCCAGGCAGCCATGCGTCGAGGCAGGCCGCGCCGCTGCCGCCATGCCGGCGCAGGAAGCGCATCAGGCCGGTTGCGCTCTTCCACGTCCCGCCTTCGCCGATGCGCGGGCGGTGGCCCATGGCGCGCAAATGGCTGATCACCATCTTGCCGCAGTCATGCCTGCCGATCACGAGGGGTTGCCCCGCGAACCGGTTGACGGTCTGCAGGGTGGCGTTGCGCCGCTTGGCTAAGTCCATGGTTTAAAAGCTGGCCTGTCGGTTGGTGTCGATTGCCTGGCGCACGGCCTTCCAGCCGGTCACCTTCTCCACCCCGCCGGTGGGCGGGTTCGTGCCCCAATATCCATTCTCGGCAACGCCGGTGACATGGTCCATGCCCTCTTCATCGGGCCAGACGCGCCGGTGAAAGTTGCTCGACATCACCCGGTCCTCATCGTTGAGCATCAGGTAATCCATCTCGCTCACGATATCGAAATCGACCGAGCATTTGCGCAGGCCGAATGCGTGAACGGGCACATCCACGATGCCGCGCAGCGGGACATAGGGATCGCCGATCGACAGGCCGGTCGCATCGTCGCGCGCGCCGACCATGACCGTGACGACGGACCCCTGATTATCGGGGTCGGACATCAGTGCCGCGGCTTCATCGCTTTCGGCCAGGATGGTGATCGACGTGCCGGGCGCCTCGTCGCCGAAGCCATCCTCGATCTCGTCGATCGATTCCCACGATCCGAAACCGTCGACATGGCCATAATAATCCTGCCCATCGATCTCGATCTCTGCAGACCCGTCGAGCAGGCGCACGTCCAGGCCCTCGGGCAACTGCATCCGCAGCGCACCGAACATCGTGACGCGCGCGCCGGCAAATGCGGCGTCGAGCGCGGGGGATAGGATGGTCATCAGGCCCGCTCCAACACGTCAAACACCAAACCCACGGTTCGCTGCATGTCGATCGGCCATGAGAAATTGTCGCCCACGATCCACCCGGCGATGACCGGGCGGCGGATTTCCACCGGCTCGCCGCCCAGCAGCTTGCGTCGCAGCGGGCGGGTCAGTGTCAGCAGTCCCGCGCCATTGTCGTCCAGGATCGTCTCCGCCCCGGCGAAATAGAGATAGGGGTGGCCGCCGCGTTCGATGTTGAACGCCTGGCCCAGCTTCACCGCATAGCCCGGAGAGGCGTCGGTGATTTGAACCATGCGTCCGCCGGCATGGGCGCCAACGACTGTGATCGGCGTACCGTCAGCGCGCATCGGCGCACCGACATCGAAATCCACCTGCGGATACTCGAACAGCGCGCCATATTCCTTGGCCATCTGCGCCAGCGCGACCAGCTTTCGGCCGTCCGGCTCCATCCGCTCGGGAGGCACGGTGAACTTGCCCGTATGGCCACCACCCAGACGGCCGATGCGATTGGTGAAGCCGCCCATCACCGGCTGCTGCAGGACGCCGGGATCCGGCATGCCCGGTTCGGCAATCTGCACGCGGATATCGCGCAGGTCGACGGGATCGAAGGACATTGTCAGCGGCCCATGCGACGCGCAGCCCGACGATCGCGGCGGCGGTTGCTCTCGTTGACGGCGCTGCTCGCATTACCTGAAGCAATGCCGTTGATAGTGCCCCAGAACTCTTCTGCGCCGGGGCCGTAATAATTATTGGTCGTGCCGCCGCCAACCGGGGCACCGATCTCGCCCTTGCGGCGAACAGCAAACTCCTCGTTGCTGGACATGCGGAAGGCGACGACATTATTATCAACGCCCGCCATGCCGCCTACTGGCTTCATCCAGCCGTCGGTGCCGTTGGCAAAGCCTTGAAGTTTCGGAAAGGCATTTGCGATAGCATTCTGATTGATCACAGGGGTGGACGATGCGGAAGATTTGCCGCCGCCCAAGATGGTCCCCAAGCCCTTCGCAATCGAGCCGAATATACCCCCTGAATTCCCCCCGCCACCAAGCGAGGATGCGCCCTGGCCGAACGCCTGCTTGAACAGCGAGAAGAGCAGATCGCTGATGCTGTTCAGGCCCTGCTCCATGCCGCGCGCTGCGACATCCTTCCACCAGTTCGAGGCGAAGCCCTTGAGATCTCCGTCGAGCGCGGCGCGGGCTGCCCCTTTGATGGTGTCGCGCCATTCGCCCTGCTGGCGGGCCAGTTCCATCTGGGAATCTTCCGCTTCAGCCTGCGATCGGGCCACGCCCTCGGTAATGCCCTGCGCCTTGAGCTGCTCGATCCTGCGCTCGATGTCATACCGGCGCTGCGCCTGGCGGATCGTCTCTTCAGTTTCGCCGCGGGCTTTCATCAGGTCGATCTGGCGCTGGGCCTCATCCTGGGCGAGCCATTTGGCGCGACCGGCGGCACGCGCCGCGTCGACCTTCGCTTGCTGCTCCATCGCCATGGTCGTGGCCTGTTCCAGCCGCAACTTCTGATCGGTGATGTCGACAAGCTGCTGTTCGAAGAACAGGATTGTGTCTTTGATCTCCTGCTCGCGCTCCAGTTGAAGCGCGCGCTCATCATCGTTCGCCAGCCGCGCCATATCCAGTTCGACGCTGGCCTTCTGGTCCGCAATATCGCGCTGGGCAGCGACGCGGCGCGCGGCGGCGATCGTGGCTAGGTCGCTTTCGGCCGCCTTCTTCGCCTCCACGGCGGTCAGGCCCGCGTCCTCATAGTCCTTGATCTGGCGCTTGAGGTCGATCTGATCCTGCAGGCGCTGGACAGTGCCGCTATCGCCGCGCATCTGGGCAGCGGTCATCTCGGCCTGTAGGCGTAGTTCCTCGCGGCGATCGGCAAGCTCTTCCTTTGTGGGGCCTGAGTTGCCCTTGCCGCCTTTGCCGCCACCGGAGTTATCATTCGCCGCCACCGGAGTAGCGCCCCCGCCCGCTGCTTTGGCAGCAGGCGAAGTTAGCACCTGCTTATGGGCGGCGATCAGATCCTGTTCCTGCTGATAGACAGCCCGCCAATCGGCGCGGGCAGCATCCAGCGCTCGGTCCTGTTCCGAACGACCAGTATTATCGCCGCCGCGCCCGCCGCGCCGTGTGGAAAGCGCAACTCGTTCGGAATATTGGACGGCGCGGCGCTCGCGCGAACCCGGCACAGCTTCGTAGCGCGTGCGAGTCTCGGTGCGATATCCCGAGCGGGCATCGCGAGCGGTCTGGATAATCGCCGCCTTGCGCACTGCCAACTCAGCTTGCGCATGACGGAATGCTTCATCCGCCGCACGCTTGTGGGCGTCAGCTAGGCCATTCACACCCGCAGCGACGCCGGCAGAATTATCCCTGGCCATGATAGCCTGATATTCGGCCTGAAACTTATTGGCCGCGCTCTGTTCATTGGCGAGCTTGTTCGCATCGGCGGCGGCCTGAGCCGAAGCGCGCGACATACCGTAGAGAGCCAGCGCGACCCCGCCGATCACTGCTGCCCATGGCAAAAGGAACGATATGGCGGTCCGCAAGGCGGTGAATCCCACAGCCGCGCCCGCAGCAGCGGTGCCGGTCGATGTCGCTGCAATGGCGGCGGCGGCGGATGCGGGAATGAAGCGCCCCACCAGCATGGTGGTGATGCCCGCCCACATGGCAATCATTTTGCCGCCGGTGATGAGCAGCGGCCCAACCGTAGCCGTGAGGCCCAAGATAGAGCCAATCACAAGCTGGATCGGCTGTGGCAGATCGGCGAAGGCGCCGATCGTTGCCGCCACCATGGTCAGCACCTTCGTCAGCGCGGACAAAATCCCGCTATCCCCCAGCGAGATTGCCGCCGCCTCGAAGGCCTTCTTCACCTGCGTAATAGCACCGGACCAGCCCTTCATGCGGGCTTCCATCTGGGTCTGCGCCGATGCCTTGTTGATTTCGGTACTGATGCGGGCAAGGCCATCCGCGCCTTGGTTCATCAGTCCGATTGCCGTGCGCATGGCGTCGGTGCCGAAGATGGTGGTTAGGACTTCGCTCTTCGCCTGATCGCTTAGCCCGCCAAGTTTATCTTGCAGGTTTTGAGCGATCTCGCCCATCGACTTCATGTTGCCCTGCGCGTCGTAGAACGACAGGCCATAACTTTCGATAGCGCTTTTAGCCTCTTTCGACTTGCCGGGGAGGCTGGTCAGGAACGTCTTGTAGCTGGTGCCAGCATCCGAACCAGACGCGAATAGAGAGGATGTCGCAGCAAGCACGACGTTCATATCCTCAAATGACTGACCGGTCCCGCCAGCTACGCCGCCAGCCTGGCCGATCGCCAGCCGGTAATCATCGAAACCCATTTTGCTGACCAGCATCGCGCCGGTCATCTTGTCGACAATGCCGGGCAACTCAGAGACGTCACGGCCGAACTGCTGCAGGATATCCGTCACGGCGTCCGCCGATGGCGCAAATTCAGCGCCATTCGCTGCCGCAAACTGCAGCGTCGCCTTGGTCGCCCCGCCAAGGATCTGCTGCACATTGAGGCCGTTCTTGGCCAGCATCTCCATCACGTCGGCACTTTCAGCCGCCGTTGCGGTAAAGTCCTTGCTCTTGCCGAAGTCGATCGCCTGCTGCTTGAGCGCTGCCAATTGCTTGCCGGTCGCGCCGGTGGCCGCCTCTACCCGGTTCATCGCGCTTTCAAACTTGGCAGCCATGCCAAGCGCCGCACCACCGACCGCGAGGATCGGCAGGGTTACGCCGACGCTGATCGATTTACCAAGGCCTTCCATCCGCTGGCCCATCTTCTCCAGCTTGCGCGTCGAGCGCGACATTTCGCGCTCGGCGTCCGTTAGGCCCTTTTCGAAGGCGGCGGTATCAAGGCCAAGAATAACCCGGAGCTGGCCGATGACAGAACTTGGCATAGGCCCTCCACCGAGCAATGCTCGAAAATCTAAGGAAAGGATTCGGGATGAAACGGGTTATATTATTCGGTGCAATGATCTGGACGTCGGCTTGTTCGCCGACGGCTTCTCCGGATCAGCCCGCTAAATCTGAGAATGTGACAGAGATCGAAAACTCAGGCTCCGCCGGCTTCTTTTATTCTGTCAACGCGCCGGCTCTCGCCACAGGGCAAAAGCCGCAGTTTACGGTCGTCTGCGAAAAAGGAAGCGTGACCGGGTTCCAACTTCACACGGTTGTGACCCCATCAAGGCCCACACCCCTGGCTGGAACAATGGGGGCCTTCAGCTTCGATGGTGGGCCAGCCATTCAGGTTGAATTGAGCTGGCTCACAGGGGATGGATGGATCGCCCGCGACAATGAGAAAAATGATGGCGCGACAATAGGAACTCGGTTTTTAGAATCTGAGCGAGCGACATTTTCCCCGCCGAAAGGCTATGGCTTGAAGGAGATCGAATGGTCGATACCTAAGCCGTCGGCGGAGGTTCTTTCGGCCTGCGGCGCTTCTTCTGGTTGAGGAAGCTTCCCCACGCCGCCGCCTGCTTCTGCCAAGGCCGCGCTTTCGTCGCCCGACGCGGGCCGCCTTGGCCGGATAGCTCCTTGTTCAGATCGGGCAGTTTCTTGACCCGCTGATAATAGGCTGTCCGCCAGGCGCCCATGATGACCATGTCAGCATCGGCGCGGCGGCGGGTCGTTGCAGCCTCTACGGCTTGGGCGAAGAGCCGCGGCGTTTGCCGCCAGAAGGTTTCTTCCGAGTAACCGATTTCGAGCCAGATTTGCCGGCACTTTGCGATGTTCCAGGGGCTGCGCTCGCCCCCGCCAGAGGGTCCGCATCGCCGCCGACGGCCGCCTCCGGGAAGCAAAGCTGATAGCTTTCGGCCAGCAACTCGCTGGCGCGCTTGCTACCGATCTCTTGAATGACCTTGCCGGCGGTGCGCGCATCCACGGCGCCATGATGCTCTTCCAGCGCCGCCTGCATGACGGTGATCATCGCATTGGGCGAGGTCAGGACGCGCGTCCCGATGTCCTCGATCATCATGTTGAGCGCCGTTTCAACCGCCGCGAGGGCGTTGAAGTCGAAGAGGAGGATGCCGCCCCCCTCAAAACCGATGACATCGATCCCAAGGAAGGCGACCTCGCCCTTATGCTTGTTCGCCAGCATCTTACGGCGTCACCGGAGCCGGGGTCAGAACCGGCTTGCCGCTGATCTTGAAGGTCGCGGCGCCGGTCATCTTGTCATCGAGCGGCGTCGCGCGGCTGTGGCTGGTGAAGAAGCCCTTGATATCGAGCGTCGCACCGTTCGGATATTCAATCTGCCATTCCGACAGCCCGCCGGCCTCGATGGCGTCGTTGACCAGATCGTCATCGGCCTCGCCGGGGATCAGGTTGTAGGTCAGCGTAGTTTCGCCGGCATCCTTGAGGCCCGGCTTGAACTCGCGCCAGCGCTCGGGCGAGGTCATGTGCGTGAACTCGACCGAATCGATCGTGGTTTCCGGCGGCTCGAATTCGACCACCTCAGCGAGGGTCGTGTAGGTCGATGCACCCGTCTTCTTCTTGAAGAGGGTGCCATAGCCGATATCGGTTTCGTCAGCGGTGGCTGCCATCTCTATGCTCCTGAAAGTTTCGAATGCCAGACGTCCAAATCGAGGCGGGCGCGGTGGACGACGCCACTGCTAACCGCCTGGTCCTCGTCCGTGCTGGCGTCACGGTCGATGACGAAAATGCGAAAACGGAAGCCGCCGAAGGTGGCGCGAAGGCCATTGAGGCCGGCTTTCTGGCCGGGCGGCGCTATGATGTTGGCGATGTCGCGAGCCTGTTTGAACGTCGTGCCCCAGGTGTCGATCTGGACGCGGGTACGAATCCATCCGCTGGGCGCCGCCAGGTTCATCTGCTCGATCGCGCTAATGTCCCACAGGACGACCGACGGATAGGGTCGCCCCTGCGGCGACAGGCTCCAGTCTACCCGCGTCGCAACTGCGGCGGACATCCCGGCCATGGCCAGAATATAGGCCCGGAGAGCTTCTTCCATGTCAGCCGCGACGCGCCATCTTGCGCGCGTGACGCTTCGCCGCGCCGTCGACGGCCGCACCGAGATCCGCAGCGATATCGGTCAGCAGCTCGCCGCTATGCTGATCCCAGGCGCCGCGCATGTAGCCAGCCGGCGGGTTGTGGATGGAGCCAAACTCCTGCGGCACGGCGTGGCCATGCTGGTCCTTGCTCGGCCCCATGTAGATTTCGACGGCGGCCTTGTTCTCGAACCGGCGCTTGCGCTGGCCGGGACTGCCCTGGCGCGTCGAGATGATGATGCTATCGCGCAATTCGCCGCTGTCCTTCGGCGCTTTCTCCTTGGCGGTGTCGCGCATCGGCTCCAGCCGCTTCTTACCGAACCGCGTCAGGGCAGCCTTGCCGGTCGCTCGGGGCAGCGAGCGCAGCACATCATTGATCGCGCTCAGGCCCTCGATGCGGGTTTTCGACATGTCAGGCCTCCTTCGGGCGATCCGGCCGGGCAGCGGTCGTGATCTCGATCACATCCTCGCGCTCGCGGCCTTCCTTGGTGCCTGTCACCGCATAGGTGACGCCCTTATGCTTGATGACGAAACCGCCGATGATGGTGCGGGTCAGAGCATCGGATCGGACCGTGAAGCGGGTCGTCAGCTCCTGCGCATTCTCGCCCGCGCGCAGGCGCTCGCCGTCCTTGACATCGACCTTCTTGGCCCACCGCTTGCCGACTTCAGCAAGCGGACCCTGTACCGTCGCGGTGCCGTCATCGATCAGCCCGGCGTTCCAAATGGAAATGCGGCGATCGAACTCGCCAGCGCTGCGCCGGCCCATCAGGCATAGACCCGGTACGGAGACAGCAGATTTTCCACGGTCGTGGACATGGGGATGGAGGTCGGCGCAATGTTCATATCGCTGGCCGTCTCCGTGAAACGATACATGTCCCCCACCATCAGCAGGATCGCCTGCTTGATCGGTTCGGGGACGTTTGGCTCGACCGGATCGGCATCGGGGTCGACTGCATAACCGGCGCAATACTGGATGCGCACGGTCTCGGCGTGACCACGATAGTCGCCCGGCGTCGGCCAGGACTTGCCCCAAGCGCAGCCGAGATCTCGGCCGAAAAGCTCATAGGTGTCGGGCTCGACCAGCACTGGCTGGCCCATGCCGTCGAGATAATGGACCGACACGATGTCTACGATCGGTTGATAGGGCAGCCGGATGAGATCGCAGAAGCCGGGCGTGCGAGCTTCCAGCGTCTGGAGGCCAAGCGCCCGGCCAAGCCAGCCGTCAGGGCCGTCGATATGCTGGGTCGCAGCCTTTACCAGCCGCTCGACCATCTCGCGCTGCTCTTCATCGCCATCGAGACGCAAATGCTGGTCAGCCTCCTCCCACGTCACGATCGGCGCGGGAGGAGTGATGACGACGACGCGCATCAGGAGGCCTTCGCGCCCTTGTTCTTGGCCGCGTTGCCTTCCGCCTTGTTCTCCAGCGCAGGCTCGGCCTTCTCAGCATTGGGGTCGATCAGCACGGTGCCGACCAAATGCTTCACGATGGCCGGGTCAGCCAGGCGCGTGTCGCCCTTTTCGAACTGATGCTGGACGATGCCGTCGTCGGTGATCTTGTTGCCCAGGTGTTCGCGGGCGACTTCATATTCTACCAAATCAGCCATTGCGGCCTCCTCAATCGAACGAAAAAGAGGCGGCGGAGCGAACCCCGCCGCGATGACGATGGATCAGGTCACGAGACCGAAATCGCCGTAGATCAGGGCGCCGGGGCGCTTGACGGCCTGGGCGAGGCGCTCCTCACACCGCATGGTGTAGAGGTTCTTTTCGAAGTCGTCGGCGTTCTCGGAAGCGATCACGACCTCGGGCGCCATACGGTCATAGAGCGTCTGGAGCTTGAAGCCGCCGGCAAGGAATTTGTCGAGCGCGATGGCCGGGGTCGGAACCACCGGCTTGCCCCACATGCGCGGGCCGCCCAGCTGCAGCGGGTCCGACCAGATGTACCGGCCGGTCGTGTCCTTTTGCAGCTCGATGCCGGCCCAGTCGCCTGGGTTCATCACAATCCCGTCCGACGGATAAAGGGCCAGCTCGGCCTGAAGGAGCGCGAGGCGCAGCATGTCAATGCGCGTCGGACTGCTGATGGTGATGGGCGCTGCGTAGGCGGTTGCCGCCGGGATCAGGCCGGTCAGGTGCTGACCGGTACCGTCGCCGTTCAGCAGTTCGGTTTCCTCCGCCAGCGCCAGGCCGAAGCGCATTTCGCTTTCGACCTCGCCCTGAAGCTGCACAGCGTCATCGATCGCCTGACGGGTCAGCTTGGCCAGGTGCGCGATCGTGCGGACGGCAACGTTCACCTGTTCCCAGATGTAATTGCTGGTCGGCTTCTGCGCACCTTCCGCCACGGCGGCGGCGTTATTGGTGCGCGTGGTCTGGCGCGCATAGTCGATCGAGCCGCTGGTGGTGCGCACGACGTTGAGCAGGTCGCGCACGACCAGCCGGCGGCGCGGCATCGAAACCACCTCGTTATCGCGCGCTGACCATGCGGTGCCGGCCTGTGCCGCGGTGATCGCCTTGACGTCCATGTCGGTCGCCTTCAGATCGATGCGGAGGCTGCCGCGAGCGCCATTGTCGACGAAGCTCTTGTAGCGATCCGATTCCACGACCTGCTCGCCGTAGGACTTCACCTGCTCGCCATCGCCGCCGGGGCGCCGCGCCATCTTCTGCTCGATCTGGCCCAGCTGCTCCTTGAGCGTGTTCAGCTCGGTCAGCGTCTTGTCGGCGGTAGCCTTGGTCTCCTCGGCCAGCGTGCCAGTGCGCTTGGCCTCGGTCAGCGCATCGTCGGCGACCTTCTTGATTTCGTCCTGCTTTTTGTCGATCGACTTCTTCAGCTCATCGGCCATCTGTTCGGCCGACTTCGTGCTGGGGTGGCCTTCGCCATCGCGGATATAACGGCCAAGGCGGCGCTCGTTGCGGGTCATCGCGCCCAGCGCGCCGCGCAGGCCTACAAAAAACATCTTCTTCATGGGTAGCTCCTGGGTAAGGATTTCGAGGATCAGGCGCGCATGGCCTCGAGGAACCTGCGCAATTCATCATCCGCCTTCGCCTCGGGCTCCCCCCGAAGATGCGGCGTCGCCTTGATCGCGATTGCGGTGGCAAGGCTTTTCGAGAAACCGCCTGCATCCCGCAGGAAGTCTTCGAACTCTCGCACGGTCGGCAGATTGCCGGCCGCGATAATCTGTTTCACGCTCTCGACGCGGGCGCGGTCATTGGCCGCGAAGGTGACGACGGAAACCTCTTTCAGAAGGAGGCGCTTGAGCGAAATCACGTTCGGCTTTGTCGGGTGCGGATCGGCATCCAGCGTCCGGTAGCCGATGGACAGGCCATCCAGGGCGCCCATCTTCAGCAGGCCGTGGACCTCCTTCGCCAGCGGAGATACATCGACCGCGAGGCGGCCCTTGACCCATAGGCCCTTGGCATCTTCCGCCAGATCCTCCCAGACGCCGATCGGGCGCTCCCGATCGTGCTGCCAGAGCATCTTGATCGTCTGCCCCTTGCGCTTGGCATCGACCAGCGACTGAGTGAAGGCGCCCGGCTCGACCACTTCGCCATAGCTATCGACATTGCCGAAAACGGAGCCGTAGCCCTCGATCGCGCCGTCGTCGGACACAGCTTTCAGGTCCAGCGGCACGCCGCTGATCTTAGTCATCAGGCTCATGGCAATTCCTATTGTGCGGGCGCGGTGGCGCTGATGGTCGCGGGTGCAGCCGTCATAGTGATCGGCATGTTCTGCATCTGCATGCGGGGGACGTCGCCACCTTCGACAGGCGGCATATTCTCCAGCGCTCGGACCTCATTGATGGTGAACCAACCGTTTTGCAGGCCAGCATTGTAGAAGGCCGACCGCTCCGCCGGCGCACCGCGGAGCAATCCTTCAAGATTAATCTCGATGATGATCCCCTCGGCAATATCGCGGGGGGTCAGCAACTGCTTGCGCAACGCCGCCTCGATGCGCTTCACGCGGCGGCGCAGAGTGAACATGGAGAAGCCACGCGTCTGCTCGGTGATCGAACTGCCGAGTTGAGTGTTGCCGGCGGTATGGCCGACCATGTGTGGCGGGACGCCGTAAATCCGGCAGATTTCTTCAACCGAGAAATTGCGGCTGTCCAGCATTTCCAGATCGTCAGGCGACATGGTGAGCTGGTGCCATTTGAGGTCAAAGCCCACGACCATGGGGCGCCCCGCGTTTGCAGCGCCCTGATATTTCTTTGCTAACCGATCCTCAATTTCCTTCGTCTGCTCGGGAGTAAGCTTGGTAGCTGTCTGGTAAACGCCGCTGGGCATCATGGCGTTGCGGAACACGCTGCCGGACATCCGGTTGAGCGCCTGGGCGTGGCCAAAGGTGTTGGCGCCGATCGCGAGGGGTGAAACCCCGCCCAGGGCATCGCCGCCAAAGCCGCGAATATGCAGCACATTGTCACTCGTTTCGCGGCGAGATTCGCCATTCCACGTCCAGCGATATTCTAGAACGCCGTCTTCACGTCGCCGGCAGGAAACGATGCCAGGAGGTATCGGGTCAAGGCCAACGATCTGACCCGCCGATCCGCGCAGCTTTTCTGCATATCCGTTCCCGCGCAGCTCCAGCGAGACACACATATATTCCCAGAAATCGACCTCCGTTTGGTCGGCATTGGGATTGTCATGAAGGATGCGATAGAGCCAGTGATCGCTGGCAACGACCCGCCCGCCTGGGACCGGCCGATATACCATGACGGGCAGCGTAGCGATCGTGCCGGCGACGAGGTTGACACAGGCCCATGCCGTAGACAGCGCCAGCACTGTGTCGTCATCGACACGCTCGCCCGCAGTGTTGCCGCCTACCATGGCCGGGTCCGCACTGGTTCGCGTACCAAGACGGATTATCCCGCTGAACCTGTCGGCCAGCCCCGAAAAGAAACCCATCAGCCGAGGCTCGCAATCAGCGCGGCGGCATCGTCATCTTCAGGCGGAAGCATCTTGGGCGCGAGCGAATGCACCGTGGCATCGACGCCATCGATCTTGTTCATCGACATTGGCGTCTCCTTCTTCGGCAAGATCGAGCCATCAATACGGCGGTCAACGACCGCGTTGCCGACGCACCATGTCATCACCGGATTGTTGTCGTGGCGGAGCAGATGCGGGCCACCGATCACACGGTTTTCCAGATTGCGGGCCGGGTCGGTGACGTTCTTGGCGTTCTTGGGCAGGATGGAGGCGAAGCCGTTGCCATCATCCAGGTCATCATTGAGCCTTACGGCCATCTCTTCGGCGGCGGCGAAATGGTCGAACACAGTCTTGTTGACCCGCAGGACCGATTTCAGCCGGCGGATCAGCCGCTCGACCCGCTTCTGATCGACCCAGTCGCCCGGCGTGAGGATCAGCTTTCCCTCTTTGTGCCACTGGCGATAGAGCGTCACATTGTTGCGGTCGCTCTGCCCTTCCCGGTTCAGCACCGCCTCAGGCAGGAAGAACCATGTCTTGAGCAGCAACTGATCGTCGGCGGTGATAGCGGAAAGCGCCACCGCAGTGAGATCGCTCTTGTGCGCAAGGTCGGCGCCGATGTCGCAATCCAGCCCGGCGAAGTCGCGGAGCCGGAGACTGCTATCGCCGCATGCGATCCACTGCGGCACGCTCAGCCAGGCCGTCGCGGCGGACATCCACCGATTCAGGCGCTTGGTGAAGAATTCGCCTTCCTCGCCCGGCGCGCCCTTCGCCTTCACAGCCAGCCGTCGCATCGATGCGAGGCTGGGCGTGATCGGCATCAGCGGGTTGGCTTTGGGCCAGTTCTTTTCGTCGTAAGGATCGTCCCCGACCTTCCGCTCCGGGGTGAAGTCCTTGGGGCCGTCCAGGGTGAAGATGATGCCGAAGACGTGATCCGCGATCAGCGACCGCTCCAGCATCTTCGTCGTGAAGGTCCGTTGCTCGAAACAGACGCCGTCCAGAATATAGCCGGCCGTTGTGATCTTCCAGTAAAGCGGGTTGCGCCGCGCGCCGTCGGCGGAGTGAACGACGTCGTAGAGGCCGCGATCCTTATGGGCGTGCAACTCGTCCAGAACCGCCAGGTGGGGATTGTGCCCATCCTGCGTTGCGGACTTGGAATTGATGGTCTGGATCGTCCCGCCGTTCATGTCGCAGGTGATCGCCCGCGCCCATGCCTTCAGGGCGAAAGCCTCCTGAAGGTCCGGCGTCTTCTGCACCATCAGCTTGGCGGGGTTGAAAACCTTCTGCGCCTGGGCGCCGGTGGTCGCCCCGATCAGAACAAGCGGCCCCGGTTCGTCCTCGCAACATGTGCAATAGAGGACGACGCCGGCCGTCAACGTGGACTTGGCGCCCTTTCTCGCCATCTCGATATAGGTGTCGGTGAACCGCCGCAGGCCGGTCGCCTTTTCCCGCCAGCCGAACACCATGGCGAGAATGAAGATCTGGGCCGGCTCAAGCGTCAGCGTCGGCGTTTCCCAGCGCCCTTCGACATGGGGCAGGCCTTCAATAAAATCGCAGACGTCGTTCGCATACCAAGGGTCGAACTTGTAGGGCCAGTCCTTCTGTTTCGATCGCTTCAGATCGTCCAGATGACGCTGGCCCGCTAGGCGGACCCATTTGCAGTGATGGACCTGTTGCTTGTCTGCCGCCGCGCGCTTGGCATAGGCAAGCGCGATAGCGGCAAAGTCACGACCGGTTTCCGGCGCCGTTGCGGGCGAAGCGATTTGCTGGCTTCGCGCCATTCCCACCTCCGACGCCGACGCGGCTCTTCGGCCCGGCGATGCGTAGCAATTCCTCGTGCTGGCGCAGGACTGTCAGATAGGCCGCCGACGGCAGCTCTCCGCCCGAACTGAACGCGACGCGGACCTCCGCTTCCAGCGAGCAGTAGCGGGCGAGCAGCGCGCTATCGACTTCCGTCACGCCGGCCGCCATGACGCGGCCGATAACCTCTTGCCAGACCTCGATCGCGCCGGCCGTCAGATAGTCCGGCTGAATCGGCGGATCACCGGGGACGATGATCTCCGTCTTGACGCCGTCGCGCACTGGCTGGAAAGTGCCGCGTGCCAGTTTCGTGCTAGGCGTCTCCGCCTTCGGTCCGCGCTTCATCGCCGGGCCTCCTGAAAATTAATCGGCACGCAAAATTTAATTCGCACCGAAAGTTTAATCTGCACGCGCAGAAAAAAGGCCCCACGCTCGGTCCCTGGGCGAAGCCGCTCCAACTTTGGGATACCCCCTACCTATGGACCCATCGGCGGGCTGGCTCGGCGTCTTCGAGCGCCAATCCATCACCCTTTTCGATGTTGCAGCGCCGATGCGCGCAGGCAACGTTGCTCTCGATGTGGCGACCACCGCGCGACATGGGAATGATGTGATCGACCTCCGGGGCCTCTGCAGCGAATGTCCCACGCAGTTCACGCGGGGCGTGTCCGCCACAGATGTGGCAGCGCCAGCCATCGCGTTCCAAGACGGCAATAGGATCGATGCGGCCGGCATCCACGCCATGCTCAGCCGCCCGTTTCTTGCCCTTGCTGATCCTATGGTTGTTCCTGGCTGAGCACGTGTCAGAACAGAAGGCTCGCCGCTTGTCACCATACTCGGCAGTGAACAGGCGCTGGCACTCGCGGCATACACGCTCGGGCTTGGGCCCTTTCCGCATCTTATCGTGGTGCCGGCCTGAGCAGGAAGGGCTACAATACTTCGCCGAGGGATGAGCCTCGAATGCGACGCTGCAGTTCAAACACACATGCTGCCGTGCCGCGTGGCGCTGCGCCTGGATGAGTGCGGTACGCTGCTCACTGGCAGCTTGCCTGTCCCTGCGAAGGACCTCGAAGCCACAGGCCCTAGAACAGCAGCGATTGCTATCCTTATTACCTTTCCGGCGGGGAGCAAAGGTTGAGCCACAGCACTCGCATACGCAGGTGCTATCGGCTATAGCGGGTGAAGCCATAGCGATCCTCCCGTGATCGACTGGGGTGAGGCCCGGTCAAGTGTGTCACCACTTGGTCGGGCCGAATTCATTTAATCCAAGGGCCAGCCGTCTGGCGCAATCATCCGACGATGGCGTGGCGGCCGGGCACTGCGCGCCCGAGCCGCTTCCTCAGCCGTCTTGCGATCATGACAGTCGCATCCATTCGGGTAGCGGGACAGCGGATAGCCCAGCGCCTGATAGTTGCTGCGCTCGTCGGTACCGCCTTCTGCCTTGGGGACGATGTGATCAGCGATGCCCGATGGCGTGTACCGCGGTGGGGTCATTGCCAGGCACATCCGGCACAGCGGCTCCTCGTGCAGCACGATCTCCCGCATGCGGTCATGGTCGCGGCCATATCCGCGCTCATGCCTGCTCTTGCGGGTGCTGGCCCATGCCTTGGCGCGGGGCTTTTGGTTCAGGCTGGGCGGGCGGCTGGGCATCAGCGCCGCTGCATTGGACAGATTGCACAACCCTTCTCGGTCACGGTCACTTTCAGGCCGTAGCGCGACAATTCCAGCGCGACCACTTTGAGTTGATCAAGCAAGGCGATCATCTTGCCGATGCCGTCTTCATCCATCACAACCTCCTAACTTGCTACGATGGGGGAATCAGATGGACGCGCAACACTTAATGAATGTTCTCGGAATGCTGCGCGTTCTGCGGGAAATTCAGAATAAGCAGACGGCCACCACGGTGATCAAGCAATGGGCCGGGAAAGACATCAGCGACGCCGCAGTGTTGAGGGTTGCAGCGCACATTTCGGAGGAGGTCATGCTTGCCGCAGCAACGCTTGAGGCAGCTCATTTAAGTGACGAAGTTAAGGCGGGCATCGTGCCAAAGGTTCGGAGATTTGCCGATGCTTTCGCTATCAACGCGCTCGCCACCGACTTAAAGCAATTTTGCCCGGACATCCCAGGCATGATCACGACGATCGCAGTGGTAGTGGAGGCGAGCGGAATATCACCCACGCCGGATCCGCCCAGTGAGGTGCACGACCTCATAAAAGATGTTCTGGACTTAGTTGGAAAGCTGGACGGCGATCTAGACCCAATAGTTTTATTTGCGATACGACAACACGCTCAGATACTCGTCGCCATGCTGCAAAATCTCAAAATATTCGGCGTAGAGATCGCGCTCTCAAGCTACTATGAGCTAATACGGAAAGTTCAGAGGGCCGACGAGCAAGCGTCTTCGACCGACAGGAAAAAGGCCAAGCCACTCATTGAGCGAATGACGGCCTGGGGGGCTGCTCTTAAAACCATCCACGAAATCTGGGACAACGGAACCAAGGTATTTGGACAGGCCGAGAAGGTCATTACGCCCTTGCTTACCCATCTTCCCAAGTAGCTCCGGGCGGGACGGCAGAGCATCAGCATTTAGGCCGGGGCGGTCGTGTCGATCCAGGCGGCGGGGGCGGTGGCACCATAGGCACTCCGCGAACCTTCTGGATATGCCGAACCTCGCCCGTCACCCGGTGGCGCTGGTGCAGCCATGCCCATGTCTCGTCATAGGTGCGCCAGAAGACGAGGTTGTAGGCGATGATGCCGACTACGGCGGCGGCAACGGAAACCGCCAAGGCGAAGCCAATCTCGGGCATCGGCATCTCCGAATTGCTGCCGCTGCATCCGATCAATGACCAATGCAGCGGCTTCCACCCTGCGGCCCGGCCCCGATGGGCATCGCAGAAGCCTCGATGGATGGAACTAGGAAAAGGTTGGGATCGCCAACCTTTTTGGATGACGGCGCTCTATCCAGCTGAGCTATATCGGAGTCTCTTACACCCCGACGTCGGGACTTGAACCCGCGGCCTCCGTCACCCAAGCCCGATAGCTGGAACCGCCCGGAGACGGGGACAAACCAGCCAGAGCGGGAACAAAAGCCCACGAAAAAAGGCCCACGCTGCGCACGTGGACCTTCTCCGGACACAATGGCCCTAGGGCTTTTTTGGCCGATTTCGTGGCCACTTGCAAGAGGGATTTTCAGTCAGCGCGACGCCTTGAAGCGCTTCGCGTCCGCCTCCAGAGATGCAGCCCACGCATCATCCGCCATTGCCAACTTGGCGTCTGGGTGAAGCCGCTTCACTGCGCATAGCAGAGGCCGGGAAAGATATTCCATCACACGCAGTTGCTTGCCATCGCCGTCGGTGATGTCCCAGCCCAGCCGCGCCCAATATTCGTCTGCCTCATCGCGCATGAGCTTGAGGAATTCATATCGGGGATCATCCAAGGCGATATCGTCTTCGACATCCAGTTCGGACACGCCGAACAGATCTTCCGCCAGGTCGTGAGCGGATTCGACCAGGCCCTCTGTCCAGCCGTGCTGCTCAACCTCCCATTCGAGCGGGCCGACGCCGGACTGATCACGCAAGCAGACTAACCCCATCAGGCAACCTCTTCCATTCGGGACCGAATGATCTCGGCAATGTCCGACCATTCTCGCAACATTCCCCGATCATTCAAGAACGCAGCGTCGACAGGAGGCGACGGCGATGCTGTTGGAGCATCGGTGTCCGCAGGTTCCGCATGCTGCCGACCTTCCCCGTCATGGTCCAGCCGGATTGAAGGGTTGAGCCATGTCGGCTCGACCGCTTGTCCATGGTTCATCGCTTCGACCGCATCCCGGTCGACCAATGAGAAGGCGGCGGCGACGCACCGCGGCCAACGGTCTATGGCTGCGATGAGTTCGCGCTTGGCCTTTCGGTTGTGGACACGGTGCCGCTTGGCTGCCACCGAATAGCCGATCGCGTCACCCACGATCATATCCAGCACCAACTGCTTGGGCATGGGCAGCATGTCGCGCCAATAGCCATAGGCCAGATGCATCCGCACGCGCAGCACGCCTTCCGCCGCCCGGCCACCGCCTCGGGACTGGTCGACGCGCGCCTCAAGGCTGGCAACCTTCACCGCGACGTCGGCCTCTAGACTGCGATAGACGTTCGCGATCTGGGCCGCCCATTCGAGCTGGTCTTTGTCGATCGTGCCATTGCGATGCAACTGGATGAGCGCACCGTCATGCGTGCTGGCTGAGCGCTCCCACGTCTCGGGCGTGCCATAGGCCTTGTGGTCCCATGCCTCGCGGATCTGCACCGCCTCCTCGATGCCGGGCTCCAGCGTCACCGGCATATCGACCATCTTAGGCTTCCGGCGCCCCTTGCGCTTGCCCTCCATTACACGCTCGACCGGACGCGGATGCCCGAGCACCAGATGCTCGATCCGCTGCTGTTCGCGCTTCCGTGCCGTCGCCAGCCGGGCCATGCGGGCATTAAACCGCTCGACGCCGGCCGGGTCTGCCGCATAGGCCGCCGCCAGATCGGCACGAGCCTTCGCGATCCGTTCTGCCCTTGTCATCGCACTCACCGCCTCAACCTCCCAATATCGTCAATCACGTCATCGATGCGCTCGACTGCATCGCGCCGCATCTCGGCCGCCAGCGTCGGCATGGCGCCGCTCATTCCCTTGATCAGCAGCTTCACCGCGCTCAGCGAGGCAACGAGGTCGGCCGGCGTTGGGCGGCGGTGGTTCATGGCCTCGGATACCCATCCCACCTACGGTTCAGGAAGACGGCTGCATTCACATCGTCAAGCCGATCTTCGACCTGATAAATGACCTCTGCGACGAGGTTCGGGCCGCCAATGGCTTCAAGCGTCCAGCCGATCTGCTGTATTGCGAAACTGAGGCCCGTTTCCCGATCGACCACCTCTGCTGCTGTGATGACCGCCGGCACCATAATCGCTTCAGCACTGCCCAAGGCACGGTATATCTCAATCGAGCGATCAACCACGGACGCCATCGTTTCTTCATTCAACATCGTCATTCCCTCCATCAGCATATTCTGCGGTAAACCACCGCCATTCGAGCTTAATGGACCACTCGTATCCGGGAAGCCCCATGCGCACTTTCGTCACCGACATCTCGGTGATGGGCTTCTTCTTGTCGGGCCGATGGATGACGACCCCATAGTCCGCCTTGTTCGCCCAATGCGCTGAGCCGCTGACCTCGTAGAGGCCAGGCGCTGACGCTTTCGCGGCCCATTCACCCGGCTTTTTGGGATGCGCGACAACCCAGACGGCAGCGCCATAATTGCGCGCGAATGACTTGAGCATGCGGATGGCGCGGCCGGTGTAATCGTGTTCGCCTTCGTCCGGCCGGCGCTTGTGCTCCAGCTCATTCCACGGGTCGAGCAACAGGAGACTGGAGCCGTCCCTGACGATCGTCACCCTTGCTCGCTCAAGGATCTCCTCCAAGGTCAGTTCGTCGTCCTCGTCACCGATGGTCTGGGCGAGGATGAAGAAATGCTTCTCCAGCAAGCCTTCCGCCCACTGCCGGTCCTTGGGCTTGATGTTGACCATGGTGCTGCGGCAAAGCGCCTCGATCATCTTGGTGTGCAGCACAGGCCGGGGAATGGTCTCGAAGCTGCCCACCGTCACGGTGACGCCCTGCCTGATCAGGTTCGCCAAGATGAAGACCAGTAGCGACGTCTTGCCGCCGCCCGCAAATCCGGTCCAGATCGTCAGCGTCTCCGGCACGAATCGGATGCAGTCGTCGCGGGCTGGCAATCCTAGCGACCGACCCGTGAGCGGCGGACGATCGGGGAAGTCGGAGAACCGATAGATGCCCTTGACCGGATATGGCTTGGCCGCTCGCAGCACGTTCGCAACGCCGTCCTCACCGTGACGGTCCAGAACTTCACCGAGATCCTTGCAGCCTTCAGGATACCGGACGAACATGCACCGCTCAGGCCCCAGCCGGCGCGCGAGGTCGGCGGCTAAGGCGACGCCCGGCCCATCGCTGTCCACCGCCAGAATGAAGCGGGCAACGCGGTCCAGCACAGCTTGCGCGCGCCAAATGAACCGATAACGCTCAGCATCGCCGCCGTCATCCGCCAGCGCCGTCTCTTCCTTCGGGGCACCGTTGGGGACGGAGACGGCGAACGGGAACCCCGACTGGATCGCTGCAAGCGCGTCCCACTCCCCCTCGGTGATGATCGCCGGATGGTCCGGGGAGGTCACTCGCTCGTCCAGCAAGGCGTCGTGGTTCCACAGCGCGAGGGGCGCGCCAGGGTCCATCATGTGACGCTTCTCGCCGGTCAGGCGATACTTGTGGTTCACCACCTGGCCATGCTCGACGTAGGGGATCGCCAGCCAGTTCGCGCCTTTTCCGTTCTTCGTGAAGAGACCCTTTTCGACCGCCAGTTCGAGACTGAGCTTTCGCCCGGCGATCCAGTTCGCGTGCTGTGTCGCGATCATTGTCGAAGCCGCCCTTCCATGAGCAATTGTGGCAAAAAAATACGAAACCGCCGTGGCTGAAACTCACCGACAGGCACGGATCGCGCTTGTTTTTCCGGCTGGGCGAGCACTGCGGGCATGTGGTTTTCCGGTTGCCGGGATCGGTTGACCGGACGCGGATGCCGAACTCGGCCAGCTTCTGGTCGATGGTCAGCACGGGCCGGAGATCGGGGTGAATCCCGACCCTCCCAAATTCTGCTGATGGCCGGCGCCGCGCTCAGGCGGGATGCCCAGCACCCATTTTTGCCATGCCTTGCGCCAGTCGATCTTCGTCGCGTCCTTGCCGGTCTTCGTCTGCCAGTGGAGCGTGAACTTCTCCGCCTCCCGCTCGATCACAGGCCGGGAATATCCCTTGCCCGCCGCATAGCCCTTCCATTCGTCCGGCATGACGAAATCATCTGGGAGGCGGGTGCCGCGTCCTGCGCGGCCACCCTCCGAAGGAGTATTATTATATAATCCCTCTCCCTCTCCCTCTCCCTTTCCTGTCCCTCTCTTAGCCGTGACAGGCTGTGACTTGTCACGCGTGACAGGCTGTGACTTGTCACGGTCACTTTCATCGTGGCCGATCGTGATATTGTTCGCTGCCGCCAAAGCGCGCAAATCAGCCGTTTTTGTCTGGAAATCTGGCGCGAGGCCGATGCTTTTCAGGGCGGCGAAAAGGGCCTTCCTGTCCTGTCGCTCGCGTTCTTTTCGTTCATTCGCAGCCGCTTTTTTGCTCTGAAACTCACGACGCTGAGGCAGCGCTTCCATCGCTTTTTCGCAAACAACAGGGTGATAAAGGCGCCCATCACTGCACTTGACCCAGCCGTGCAGTGACATGTCACGCATGTCACACCACTTGTCACGCGCGCCGGAGAGGTGCGCCAGAATGCGATCGTCATCAGGCAGGCTGCCAGCCGGAACCTGCTGCCAGGACTTGCACCACAGCACCAGACCGGCGCGAAACTCCTCCGGAGTGGCGAGCGCGAAGAAATCGCTATCGAGGAGGCGAACCGTATCGAGCGGCATGAATGGCAAGCCGCGCAGATCGCAATCCGGCGGCGTGAGCGGGTCGGGCAACGGCTGCGTGTCTTCCCCCGTCATGGCGGTCACTCCGCCTCGGCGGCGGCCACCAGCAAATCGCGGGCGGTGACCTTGCCTCCAGTCGCTTCTTCAACCTTCACGGCGCGAGGGAGCGAGGGTTGCCGCTGGCGATACGCCCACTTGCGGACGATATTCTCCGTTTCTCCGATTTTCTCGGCGAAGCTGGAAAAAGTGAAATCCGAACTGCGGATAAATTCGAGAAGCGTCATGTGCGCTATGTGCACAATTTGTGCGCAATTGAAAAGAGGATTAATGCACTGCTGGTGCAGTTGTCATTTGCGCACAATTGGTGCACAGCCGAAGGATGCCCTATCCGAACCGTATAAGTGAGCTACGTAAGGCATCCAAAATGTCGCAAACCGTTCTCGCAGAGAAAGTGGGAGCGACCCTTAGCATGGTCGGTAAGCTCGAACGCGGCGAGCGCAAGCTGACGTCAACGTGGATTGCTAAGTTCAGTGCAGCACTTGGATGCAGGCCGTCAGAGCTCCTGGAAGATGCCAGCGCGCCGTTGCCGCAGGGTGATATTCTGCCGGGCGGTCTTATTGAATGGCGCTCTGATGACGATTCGATCGCCGAAATCCTTGAGTTGTATCCGGACGATGAGTTTGATGAAGAGTGGACGCCGCCCACGCTGCGTGCGCGCTCTTTGATGGTTTCAGAGCAGCCCGCCACCTTGACAATGCCCGTAGGCACTCAATTCGTTTACGACTTGGGAGCGGGGCTTCTCCCAATAAGATGCGGCGAATTATGCGTCATATTTTTTTCGGCTAACGAGAAGATGATGGTCGGTGTTCTAATGAGCGGAACTTCCGAAAATACCTACCATGTTTTGCCTTTGGGCGGCGGTATCCTGCCGGACCGACACGTTTCGGCAACGATCAAGATAAGCGAAATTTTGCTATAAATGCACAGACAGTGCATTTCCGTGTTGACGATGTGCACGAGTGGTGCGTATTAACCAGTCTCGTTAGCCGGGACTGGTAATCAACTCCTGTCCGGCGAACGCCAGGCTCGACGCCCATTGGGCTCACCGGGCCGTTTAGACAGGAGCATTCCACATGGCCGACGCCACCCAGGCGCGGAGCGACGACGCTTCGCGCAGCGAACCCTTTTGCCTGCCGGAGCGGAAGCTTGGCACCCACTGCATCGACCATAGCGACCCCGCATTTAACGGGCTTCCCGACCTGACGTCAGGTCGGACGCATGATGATGCCATCGCCCGCCTCGAATGGATCGGCGCCCACCACATTGAGCATTATGGCCGCGCCTGGCTGGATGAGGCGCGCGATATCGGCCTGACCGTTCAGCGCGTCCGCTCGGAAACCGGGCCTAGCCTTGAACTCGGCTATCCCTGCGACTGGCAGCTGGATATGCGCAAGAAGCGGGCCGACGCCCTCGTGGCGCACTTCAAGGCGCTCACCGACGGCCGCGACCTGATCCTTGCCGAGTTGCAGCGCGCCGGCAGCGTCTACGGTCATATGATGGCGGCGCGCTCGTGAACGCGCTGGCCGTCATCGACCCGGCTGACCAGCTGATCCAGTTGGAGGCCTTCTCCTATGTCCCGACTTGGGCGTCAGTCCATGCCGTAGGCGACAAGAGCGCGATGCCGCTCTTTCGGCAGGGCGAGGTGGCTGTTTTCGAGAATAGCCCCAAGCGGATCCCGGAACACGGCAAGCTCTATGTCGTGGAATATGGCGGCCATCCGATCGCGCCGGGTCATAGTATCCTGACGCCGCGCAGCATGTCGCTTGTTCAGGCTCAGCGCCGCCAGACCGGCGATCAGGAATTCTGGTCGTTCCGGTCCTACGCCGGCCCGATCCATTGGTCTGATGGCTGGTATCCGGACGAATACGCCATGGCGGAGAAGGTGCTGGGGCCGGTCGTCGGCATCTACGCCCCGTCGGGGAGCGTCCGGCCGTGAGCTGCCTCCGCCAAATCATCGCCGCGATCGAGCCTTGGTACGATTGGGGCGCGTGGGGCGGCACGTCGATCGAAACCGAACGCTCCGGTGACGGACGGTACTTCCAGATCGAGTGGCTTCGCTTCCAGATCTTCATCGCTTTCACCCGCTTCCCGAAGGAGAAGTGACATGGCCACCCGCCGTGAAATCCTTGCTGCGGCCATAGCCGCGCCCGCACTTGCTGCCCCTGCCCTCGCCTGCGCAGCCCCTACATTCGCATGCCTGTCGATGGCGGTAAGCCCGCAATGGCAGGATGCTATTGCCCGGATGGATGCCGCCAGCGCAGCCCATGACGCATATTACGAGGCAACCTATGAGCCCGCATGGGAGACTGCCAAGGCGGCGGCTCGCCAGGCAGAAGAGAAGTTGCAGCGCAGGCTGGACGCGGTCCCCCACTACACGACGTCGCTGGCCTACGAGACGGCCGATGGCAATTTCGCACATATGACGACGGCCAACAGGCTCGACATCGGGCGCGCCATTGGGGGCGCTCAACTCACGGATGCGAGCGATTATGTCTCCTGCTGCCGCGAGATGGTCAGCCTGATCAACAAGCGCATGGACGAACAAGATAGGGTCAAGGCTGAGTTCGAGCAGCCCAAGGTCTATCCGGCGCAACTGATCCCGCCCGAGATTGCTCGAGAAGAAAAGCGGCTCCAAGACGCATCGCATGCGGCCTTCAAGGACGTCTACAGCTTCGCTGCCGCCACGCCGGCTGACCTCATTGCCAAGATCGAATTCCTGAAATCACGGGATATCGACATCGACCACGACCAGATGCTGGCGGACCTCCGCCGCGTGTTCGGGGAGGCCTGAGCCATGGGCGAACAGATCACGGATCAGGGCCAGGCGTTTATCGCTGCCTGGGACCGCTTTGCATCCGCTGCCTGGGAAACGCGTGGCGATCTCCCCGTAAGCGAACAGTCGCGCGCCGATGAGAACTTGTTGTCGATCGGCATCAGCGACGATCCGGCGGCGGTGGCGAAGAAGCTGCGTTACGCGATGTATCTAAGGGCGCAAAGCCCTTGGCTCGAAGCCGCAGCGCTCGGCGCCGTGGTGCCGGACATGGCGGAACGGCTCATAAAGGACGACACGATCAACGAAGCGATCTGGTCGGCCATCGTCAGCCTCGAAGCGATGGGGGGGCGGCTATGAGCACCTGCCTCCGCTGCGTCCACTTCCTCGAAGCCGGGACCAACCCGACCAGCGCGCCGCCGGGACTTTACCGCCGGATCGACAATGTCGGCCTGTGCCGGCGCTCACCGCCGCTCTGGATCGCTGACCCTGACGATGAGGACGGCGGCGCCTTCTGCTTCCCGACCATCCACGAGCAGCACAGCTGCGGCGAGTTCAAGCCGAGGATTTCGATATGACCATCCCGACCCGCGTCTGCGCGACGTGCGCCTACTGGCGTGCGGGTGCTCAAGCGCTGACCAACAAGGCAGCGCCTGATCTGAGCGCTGATGACCTTGGCGTCTGCGAGGCAATCCCGCCGCAGGTCACCGTCGTCGGTGGTCACGCTGTCACAGTCCAGCCGGTGATGCACCATAGCCGCCGCTGCGCGGACTGGAGCGACATCTGGATCGGATACGACCCGGACGACGATCCCGACGGAGAGCCGCTGCCCAGGCCCGACCCGGACGTGTCCAAAGTCCGCCGCCTTTTCCCCAATCCTCCCCGGCCGATCGCCGCCTGAAAGAGCATGGTCCCATGACTTCGACCGATACCAAGGCGGATTACACCGCCGAAGAGATCAAGGCCTACGAAGCCTATCTCAGCGCGCTGGCCGAGCACAATATCGTGTGCGCCCGCTCGGGCGCCACGACGTGTGAGAAAATGGACGCGGCATTCTCCGCCGACGCCGCATGGAAGCGCTTTTGCGAGGTCGCAGGCATCGTGCCCGGCTCGACCCGTTCGCCGGAGGATATCCGCACCATCGAGCGGCTCAACAGCCAAAAGAGCGAACTGGTCGAAGACGCCCGCAGCGCGTGGGCCATGATCCGCGGCGCTTATAACATGGAGGTGATCGACACCCTCCCCGATGGCATCGATCCGACCGACCATAGCGCATTCATTCGGCTTCTTCGCGACGCTGAACGGCTGCTAGATCGCGCCCTCGACAAGGCAGACAGCGCATGACCGGCGTCCGCCTCACAGTGCCCAACAGCTTCACCTTCATGGTGGCGCGCAAGGGCCGCACCGTCCGGCCGGGCGTGACGCTCCCCCGCGCGCGCTACCAGACGCTGGATGAAGCCGCGACAGAGGCCGAAGCGCAGGCGAAAGCCAGCCCCGGCCAGGTCATGATCGTTTTTCAGGAGGTTTTGCGGGCCAAGGTCGATCCCGCAACCATCGATCCAGCCGCTGTCCCCCAGGCGGTTGGTGGAGCCGGGCGGCGTTCGTCTCCCCGGTCGTCCGGCTCCAAAGGTGATCAGTCGTGAAGGGCCGCGCTTACTCCCCAGAGCATGAGCGGGTCATGGCCTACCTCCGGCATGCCGAGAAGTCGAAAGGGACGGTCGCCGGTCCGACGGACCTGCAGATCAAAGTGCAGGCTGACCTGCCCAGCGAGAAGCGCGTACTGGAAATCCTTGCCGACCTGTCAGACGCTCGCCGGATCCAGATCAATCGGCAGGGCCGCGGACGCGCGATCACGACCTTTGCAGATAGGTTCGATGACAGCGACGAGATCAGCGCGAGGATTCAGGCAAGGAACTCGGCCTCAAACCCGCAGAAAACTGCGGTTTGCGACACGGTGGCGCGCTCGAAGGAACTCAGTGGAATCACCCTGCCGCCTCCGGCTGTTAAAACCGCTGCCAAGCCGCAGAAATCCGCCGTTTACACCCGGCCGGTTGCCGCACCGAAAAAGTGGCCAGCCGCCACTGGCAATCCGCCGTCAGTCGAGAACCGGCACCCGTCCGAACTGCGCCTTGATGACAGCTACCAGCGCTCGACCGACAACGGCGCCAGCCAAGCGCTGATCCGCAAGATCGCGAACGGCTGGGACTGGCGCATGTGCCTGCCCCTGGTCGTGTCGAAGCGCGATGACGGCTCGCTCTGGGTTATCGACGGCCAGCACCGGCTGGCGGCGGCACTCCTGCGCGGGGATATCCCGTTCCTGCCATGCGTCGTCGGCATCTATGGCAGCGTCGCGGATGAGGCGGCCATGTTCGTCGCCATGAACCGGGCGCGCAAGCCGATGAACCGGCTGGACGACTTCCATGCCGCCATCGCAAGCGGTGACAGCGAGGCGATCGAGATCACCCGCCTGATCACGGACGCGGGGTTCACCGTGTCGCGCAAGACCGGCTCGCAAAGCTGGGTGCCGGGCGAGGTCGCCTTTACGAGCGCGATTGCCAAGGTGCTGCGCAAGCATGGCGCGAAGGTCTGCGCCGACGCACTGCGGACGATGCAGGAGGCGTGGCCGGACGAGGTTCTGAACGCGGGCGCCAGCATGTTCACGGCCCTGACCAAGCTCGCGATCAGCCCGCCCGACGATTTCGACCCTGACCGCATGTTCCGGGCGCTCCTGCGCCGCAACCAGCGCGAGTGGGCCAGCTTCCTGAACGAGACCAAGTCGGGAGGCGATGAGCGCGCCGCGCAACTGCGCCAGGTGCTGCTGATGGCCTACGAGGAAGAGCCGGAGGTGGCCGATGCAGTATGAAGTCATGCTGGCCTACATCGTGATCGGCCTGCTTACCGCCGCCGATTACAGCACTGCCCCCTGCGAATGCCTGTCCTGCCAGACCGGCCGCCCCGATTACCCCTGTTTGATTGAGGAAGACCAATGACCGAGAGCGAAACGCTGATCAATGTCACCGACGCGATCGTCAACACATTGGTAGCGGAACACGGCTTCCCGGTGATCGCCGCTATCCTGGGATCGGCTGCAGCCATCGCCGTCCTCAACGGACGCGAGCCCTACCTCCGCGAAATCCTCGTCATGCTCGACGTCACCATTGATCAGATGGTGGCACACCGAAAGGAATCTGCATCGTGATCACACCTCAACCGATCGACACTGCACCGAAGGATGGCGGCTGGATACTCGGTCTTGTTCGCACCGAGATCAACGACACTTACCGCCAGCCGTGGGCCATCGTCTCATGGGGCGATGGTGCCGACTGCCATGATTTCGGGTGGTATGACGACGAAGGCAATCGGCAGGAGCCTACGCAGTGGGTGCCGTTGCCCGATCCGCAGCCATTCCCGACAGGATGGACCCCGCCAAGCGGCACGATTTATGTGCGGGAGATCACCGGCGAAGGCTGGACATGTAACGGCAAGCCGATTGAAGTGCCTTATCGGTGGATCGTGTATATAGAGAAGCCGGACGGCGACTGCGACAATTATCGTGAGCCATGGCACGAAGCGACCGTAGATGCTGCCCACGCCTTCGCTGCGCGATGGCGGGATAAATTCGGCTTGCCGATCGTGACGGTGCCGCTTGACGGCAAGGTCATTCCCTTCCGGCCTGCGGTGCCCCGCCAATGACCCCGCGTGAACATGACGCCGCCATCGAGATCGCGAAAGCGCAGGCCGCCGGGACTATTCCAGCCATCGCTCAGTCGCTGATCGAACTGGTCGATGACTTGCGCCGGCAGGTCGACGATCAGGAAGCCGAGATGAAGCGCCTGTATCTGATCGAGGAGGAGGCTCGGTGCGTCTTCCAATATCATCGCTCCGGCCGTTTCGGCACCGACGACTTCAACGAGGCGTGGGACGCCGATGACATGATCGAGAAGCTGGAAAGTCTCGGAAAGGCGCTGAAGCAATGAGCGCCGACGGTGTCACCCTCGTAGCCTTGATCGGAGCGATCTGGATCGGCTGGCCTCTCTACAAGATCAGCGACCACTTGGGCGCGCTGCGCAAGGTCGCGGAAAGGAACCAGCGGTGAAGGCCTGCAACTTCCCCGGCGCCCGCCCGATCGGCGCGCCCAGGAACTGGAACGCGGAGCTTGATGGCTCGGTCGGCACGATATTCGTGGCCGATGCGATCGACACGCTCTCGGGCATGAACTTCATGTATTCGGTCTACCAGCCGACGCCAGCCGATCTGGCGGCGCTCAACGCAGGCGGCGCGATCCGGCTGGGCATCATGGGCCGGTCGCATCCTGTCTTTCAGCTTTGCGCGCTGACGCCCGCGACCTGCCAGGCCGCGCAACTCGAGCCGCTTTGGGATTTGGGAGATCCGATATGACCTTGCGCATCGACGAAGCCACGAAGAAGGCCAGCGAGCTGCGCAACCGCCTTTCGGACGGTGAAGCAGCGATCAAGGCGCTTGAATGGCTCAGCCAGCCGGGATTGCAGGAATATGCCCGCCTGCGCATCACGTCCGACTGGGGCAGCGCGCATGATGGCAACAAGGCAGCGCTGCAGTACATCAATGCCGAACTGGCCCGCATAGCGCCGGATATCATCGCCAAGGCAAAGCGTATGGCGCAGCAGGATATGGACACCTGCCTTGGGCATCAGAAGGGGGAAGGCTGATGCGCGCCCTATCCCGACTCGACGCCTGGCTGGGCAAGACGCTGTTTCACCCGCCGATCATCCTCGCCTGCCAGCTCACCCGGCAGACACAATACGCGATGCACCGGGCGCTGTGGTTCTTCGCGGCATGCCATGCCACTGTCTATCTGGAGTGGGACGATTGGTTCTGGGTCGTGTTCATATGGTTTTTCGTCGCGCTGACGCTGCTCAACGCGACCGTTTACCCAGATTGGCCGGCGATATCCGTGCGGGCGTTCCGGCTGTTCTGGTTCTTTCTCCTGATCGGGCAGGCGACGCTAACCCTGCTTGGGGGCGACCTGCTGGCATCGTCGGTCCGCTCGGTGATCATCCTGTTCGCGGAATATGCCGCGACCATCAAGACAATCCCGCCGCGCCGGAAGCGCGAGCGGCGGGCGAGCGCGAAGGAGGCGTTCAATGGCCAGTAA